ACAAAAGATAATGACAGGATCCTATAATGAAACTCTATCAACCATGTTTTCTAAGAATGTAAGGAACTCTATCCAGGAGGAAAAAGCAGATAAGTACAAACCAGTATTTAGTGATGTGTTTCCAAGAGTAGAAATTAAACATGGTGATGGAGCAATGAACCTCTGGAGCCTTGAAGGTGGATACAATAACTATTTAGCTACATCACCAACAGGTACAGCAACAGGATTTGGATGTAGCCTTATGATTATTGATGACTTAATTAAAAATGCAGAGGAAGCCTACAACGAGAGTGTTAAACAAAAGCACTGGGATTGGTTTACTAACACTATGTTATCCAGGCTTGAAGAAGGTGGCAAGATAATAATTATAATGACTAGATGGGCCAGTGATGATTTAGCTGGTAGAGCATTAGACCATTATAAAGAACAAGGAGCAAAGATTAAGCACATAAGCATGAAAGCCCTTCAAGATGATGGAGCCATGTTATGTCCTGAGGTGTTATCTAAGAAGAGTTATGAAGCAAAGATTAAGGCTATGGGTGCAGATATTGCAAGTGCTAACTATCAACAGGAACCTATAGATTTAAAAGGAAAACTATATAGCAGCTTTAAGACTTATGATAGTATTCCTAAAGATGATAAAGGTAATAGTTTATTTACTGGAATACATTCTTATAGTGATACCGCTGATGAAGGAGCAGACTACTTATGTAATATTATTTATGGAGTATATAACAAAGAGGCTTATGTGTTAGATGTAATATATACTCAGGAGCCTATGGAAATAACAGAGGATAAAGTATCAAAAGCATTGTTTGAATATGAAGTTAATAGAGCTCTAATAGAATCTAACAATGGTGGTAAAGGGTTTGCTAGAAGTGTAGAGAGAATACTTAAAGATAAATATAAATCTAATAAGACTAAAATTAAGTGGTTTCATCAAAGTCAAAATAAAGTTGCTAGAATACTCTCTAACTCTACATGGGTAATGGATCATATATACTATCCAAGGAATTGGAATAATAAATGGCCTGAATACTATAATGCAATGAATAAGTATCAGCGTGAAGGCAAAAACAAACATGATGATGCACCAGACGCAACTACAGGAATAGCTGAGAATATAGGAAAGAAGGGACTAAGAACATTCTAGTCCTTATTTTTATGCCTAAAGTGAGGTGAGATAGTGGGTATCAAGAATATATGGAATAAGTTTAAGAAAGGGGTGAAAGCTGGAGTTATGGCAGTTCAAGAAAATAGTTTAACAGATAATAAAATAATTCTAATGATAAATGATTTTAATAGTTCTGATAAAAGACATTGGATGACTACAGGTCAGAGATATTATGAAGGGGAAAATGATATATTTAAAAAGAAAAATAACTGGGATTGTCAAAGGTAAAGAAATAGAAGAAACATATAAGGCTAATAATAAATTAGCACATAGTAAATATAAGAATATGGTTGATGAAAAGGTTGCGTATCTACTATCAAGAGATTATTCACTTACTTGCGATGATACAAGTTATGTAGATAATGTTAAAGATGTATTAGGAAAACACTTTCAGTATCAAATAAGTGGATTAGGCTATGAAGCAAGTAACAAAGGTATAGCATGGCTCCAGGCATACATAGACGAAGAAGGAAACTTTAAGACTATGATAATACCTAGTGAACAATGTATACCCATATGGAGAGATAACAGCCATACAGAACTAGAAAGTATGATAAGAGTATATGAAACTGTTGTATGGGAATATGATAAGAAAAAGACTATAGCCAATGTTGAAGTATGGAATAAAGATGGAGTTTCTTATTATAGGTTAGAAGGTAAGTTATTAATACCTGATTATGATAGGAATAATGACAACAATGGACCAATAGCACATTATAAAAAAGGTGATATGTGGTATGCATGGGGTAGAGTTCCTTTTATACCTTTCAAGAATAATAGAATAGAGCTCCCAGATATTAAATTTGTTAAGAGTTTATTAGATGCATATGACTTATCAAGGAGTGAAGCTGCTAACTATGTAGAAGAAGTTAAAAACCTTATCTTCATCTTAAAAGGATATGGTGGAGAAGATATTACAGAGTTTATGAGAGTACTTAATGAGGATAGGGCAATTCCAATAGATGATCCTGAGGATGGTGGAGTTGAAACATTAACACCAACAATGGATATTACAGCACTAAGAGAACATTATGAGCAGCTTAAGAGAGATTTAATTGAGGATGGCCAATCTGTTAATAAGGATCTTGATAAGTATGGAAGTGCTCCAAGTGGTGTAGCTCTTAAATTTATGTATGCTGGATTAGATTTAAAATCCAATGCTTTAGAAACAGAGTTTAAAATGGGATTTGATACTTTGCTTTACTTTATAAATATATATCTTTCAGAAAATAATCTAGGAACATATAAGAATGTAGATTTAGATATTATCTTTAATAGAGATATGGAGATTAATGAAACTGAGGTAATAGAAAACTGTAATAAATCTAAGGGTACAGTATCAGATGATACAATAATAGCCAATCACCCATGGGCTAAAGATATTGAAAAAGAAAAGAAAGCTTACCATTCCAGGATAAGATACCTATAGGTGGTGGAGCCAATGAAGAATAGTGAGTATTGGGAAAAGAGAATAGCTAATAGTACATGGGCTACATACAATAACTTAGAAGAAAAGAATAGAGCTCTATTAGAGATGTACCAAGATTCAAGTAGAGCCATTAGTGAAGAACTTTATGATTTAGCTGAGAAAATGCAAACAAGCACTCCTATGCTTAGTGATATGCATAAATTTAATAGACTTACTAACCTTCAAAAGAATATGGAAGATATAATTAGAGAGCTTGGTGAGAATGTAGAAAGCTTTGGAAAAGATAATATGAAGGAAGGGTTTAAAGAAACTTATTCTAATATTATGGCCAAGCTTGGTATAACTGATTTTGATATGGTACCTGAAAAGGTTATGGAGGAAATGTTGAGAAAACCATGGTTAGGTAATAACTTCTCTACAAGGTTATGGAAGAATACACAAGTATTAGCTAGTAACCTTAATGAGATAATTAGTAATGGTATTACTCAAGGAAAGACA